ATTGTTTGTCTTCAGGTGAATCAAATGTAAGTGTTGGGTTAATTTTAGATACTCTTTTATCTAAGTCCGCAGCAGCCAATGCTGATTTTGATAAATTTTCAAAACTTGTATTAGTTTCTTTAGCAAGTTCTCTTAAGGTTAACATACCTTGAGGATTTATTTTAAAAGTTTTTGTTTTTTCGTCAAACTCAGTAAATTGTTTTGTTGCTTTAATTAAACTGTCTTGTAAACCTGATGGGTCATTAATGGACGCATTCATTAAGGCAAATGGGTCCGCCAAATTTCCAATTGAAATTCCCAATCTTTGTATTCCTGCCGCGGTCTCAATTGCACCATCGGGAGTTAAAACTTTTTCCGCAAACTGAAAAGTTTCCTTCATGTCAAATCTTAACATTGAGGCTTGAGCAGCCATTTTTGTTAATCCTTGAACACCTCCATCAAATTGGAATCGGTTCATTTGTGACATACTGTTAGTCACATCTTGCATGACACTTTTGGCATTTAAACCAACACTTTGAATGTATTCAATAGAATCTTCTAAAGATTTACCAATTTGAGATATTTCAATACCAACTTCACCAAAAGTATTAACTAAACCCGCACTAGTACCACCTAAAATTTCAGTTGCAGCATAAAGTTTACTAACTTGGTCTTCAGTTGCAATAAATTGTCTTTTTGACCCTTCAGCAATTCCTACTATAGTAGTGGAAACATCTGCAATACTTCCACCTAAACGAATAATACCCGCAGCAGACCTAGCCGCAGCATCATTCATTTCATCAAGTCTTGTCCTACCAGCAATAAATGAATTATTAATAGCATCAGCCGCTTTAGCCATGCCGTCAATCGCATCTAATATTTTACCAACAGGAGAACCTAAACTTTCAAATGTTTTTTTGAGTTCTTCGTACGAATTTATGGGATTTTCTTTAGGAGTTTCTGCCATTACAATTATTTAGTTTCTATATAAATAGAAGAAGGACTAATTTTTTAGTCCTTCTTATTGTCTTCAATCCATTTATCCAACAAATATCTTCTCACAAATAACGGCATCCGTTCAAAATCTTGATAAGAAATTTTCATTAGTGTTGTCAGATAGTAAAATTCATCTATCTGTACTTTCCTATAATCAGAAGAAAGGGCGAAAAAAGTCTGCCCCAAACCCAACATTCACTGTTAGTTTTTCTCCTGACGGGGCCGTAATTGTTTTGGTCATATCCAATCTTGGTTCATTTTCATTCATAAAGTTTCTTACGAATTTTGAGTCAGAGATTGGCATTGACTCAACAAATTTTGCAATCATAGCTTTGTCAGTTGAACCATCAACTTCAATGATTTCTTTTTGCATTCTCCACGTAATTCTTGGAACAACCCTTCCTTGTGGATATGTCTCAGCCATTTTACTAATCTCCATAATTTCACCATAACTTAATGGTTTTAATTTAATTGATGATTGCGATTTTGGTAATAAAATAGTAAATGAACCATCTTCACTTGGTTGTTGTCCATTAATAATAGTTAGTTGGTCTAACAATACCGTACTTTTAAATGGTTTTTTAGTTGCAGGGTCTGTAACATTTAATACCATTTCAGGACCAAATCCAGTATTTCTTAAAAAGATTAGAATTGCTTCAACATCACCCTCAATTAAATCTTCAACCTTAACATCTGGTTCATAGATTTTTGCTCTCAATAAAGTCATTGTTAAATCAGCGGCACCACCCATCAAAATGTTTTCATCTGATGCGGTAAGATAACCAACCTTAATTGATTTCTTTTTGTTTTTATAAAAAATACCTTGTGAAGGTAATTGTACCACATCGTGTGGTAGTGTGAAATTGTCTTGACCGAAGTCTCTTGTTTGATTTTCCATATAAAAAAATAACCGTAAAGTTTATTAGCTTTACGGTTAAATATAAGTGAGTGTAATTTTATGTAAATAGTATTAGTATACTAACACACATCTATCCATTCTTAAAGAAGCTGTGATATCCGCTAACGCATCTTGACTATAAGATAACGCTCCGAAGTTTACATCAGTTAAGAAAGTTCCATAAAGAATCCATTTCTCAACAACAACTCCTGTAGGGTCCAACATTTCAAGGTCGATATCTTTTTTGTATCCCGCAGCATAACCCATACGACCTGTCACTGATTCAGCGTGTAAACGAACCCACTCCATAAGAGCTTGAGCCGCTGACGGTCCAATTGGGTCACGAAACTTAACACTAATAGGGTCCCAGTTAAATCTACCTGCTACGAATGTAGATGTGTTTAGAAATTGTATTTCAGTTGACCCAATCTTTATAGACGGTCTTGATGCGCTTTCAACAAACCATTCGTTGATACCCAAACTTGACGGAAACCTTAAAATGAAACGGTTCTGGCGTTTCGGTTCGTAAGGTATCGGCATTTTCATTAATAAATCAGCCATGTTATTTTAATTTTTTTTGTTTTTTTTTGTTGTTTATATCCTATAAATATAGTCTTGTTAAAAAATTTTTCTCTTTACTTTTATTTTGTCGAGATTATTATCTACTTATATTCCTTTTTAACGCCTCCAGCAGTAGAATAAGTCTTAACTATATTATCTGGTTTATTTTTAAAATGCTTACTCATTACTTCTACATTTCTAATATCATCATCTGAAAATCCAATACTAGGTTGCTCCGGAACAAAGTTATTAGATACATCATTTTTAATAAATGCTCTCTTATTTAACTTTTTTGCCATTTTCTTTATATAAGAAACAAACTCTTCCATCGCACGAACTTTTGCTTCTTCAGGGTTGGCTGCTCCTTCCGCATCATCAAATGATACTGGATGGTATTTGTTGAGATTTAAATACGACTTAATTAATTCATCGTCCGTCATATCGTCTTCTTCAAAAAACGACCTGTATTTTTTAAGGTTCTTAACTAGTTGGTCTTTATCTATACCATTAAATCCGTCAATAATATAATTGTAAACGGCCTGTTTTAAAGTGTTGGGGTTGTGACCTCTCGCAGTAATTATTGAAAATATTGACCCGTTATTAATCGCTTCTCTAAAATCATTAAATGCTGGTCCAAGTTTTGCTCTCATAGCATCAACCAAAAAATCTTTGTCACCTGCGGTTCTAAAGTTTCTATATGGTTCTTCAGAAAATCCAACAATGGTATTACCATTATATTCAAAATCTTCTTTTCCAATTTTACTTCTGTATTCCGCAAAATCATCTGTACTCATACCAACTTCATCACCATCTTCAGTTTTTAACATTATCTTTGTTGGCATATGAACAATGTTGTCATCCCAATCAAATGCATAATATTTCATATCAGGTGTTCCCTCAGCCTTAAATCCTTCTCTAAGTTGTCTATTCATACTTGGCTAATAAAGGGGGTACTAATTGTACCCCCGTTAAGTTTATTAAATGTTCTCGAACGAAGCTCCTGTTGGAGTGATAAAGAATTCGATATCGATGAATTCTAATGCCTTCGTAGGTTTTAAGTAAATTTTACCTGTTAATGTGTTTCTATCTAAGTCTTCAGGTGAAGATGAAACAGTTACACGGAAATCGTATAAACCTCTGTCTCTTCTGATTGAATCTAAGATAGGGTTAACACTATCCAAGAATTGTTGTCTAACGATTTGGTCGTTTTGTTCGAACAATAATCTTACAGCCACTGCCGAAATCAACTTACGAGCTTGAAGTAACAATCTTCTTACGTTCAATCTGTTAAGTGCTGTGTCAGCAATTTGTAATGTTTTATTACCCCAAATTACAGTTCCAACATCAGAGAAAGTTGCGATAGGGTTAATTCTACCTTGATACAAAGTATCTCTATCTGTTTGTGTAAGTTTTTGTCTAGCTTTAATTGAATTTACAAGACCTCTTGTGTAACCCGCAGATGCGAACCATGGGAATGAAATGTTATCAGTCAATGCTAAGTTTCTACAAACTTCACCTGTTGGTGGTAAGTAAATTTGAGTATTGTTTACAGTATCTCTTGTTAAAATCCAAGGGTAGTAAGTTGCGGTGTAGTTAGAGTCAATTCCTGTATTATCCAAGTTGTCAACCGCTTCTTGTGAATATATGATATCCAAAGAACTTGTTGAATCTGGTGTATACATTTGGTAGTCAGGAGTTGTACAGATATAAACTGAGTCAGCTCTTGAGTATTGAATCATATCGATTGCTTCTTCTACGAGATTTGAATTGTTAACATAATCAATACTTGCACTTGCAAATACGTTAATGTTAGTCGCTTCAGGGTTAGCAAATGTTAGGATACCAAGTAAGTAAGCGTAGTAGTCAGTATTTGCAAAGTCCTGAGTATTGTTTTGAACAATAATTCTCTTGAACAATCCTTCACCTGTTGCCGTTGGGTATCTTGAAGATGGTGCAGTACCAGCCAAATAACCTGACTGTCCTAATTGGAATCTGTCTTGGTTAGTTCTCCATTCTCTGTAAATATCCCATCCGTCAAATCCACCCGCGAAACATACGGTGTATTTTCTTGAGTAGATAAAGTAGTATGGATTTTCTTGTGTTGCTGGGTCAGCTCTAAATTCCGCCACACCACATTCAAACGCTGTTTGACCACTTGTTTCTGAAGTGTTAGCAATTGTAACTACAGTTGCTCCTGAATCCATGTGGAAACCTTTACTTAAGTAATTCCATTTAACTGAGTCAGTTGTCAAAGCCCAATTTGATTGTGGGTTTTGTTTTCCTTTATAAGTTAAGAATGATTCATCAATTCCATATTGTGTTGAGAAACCTAAATAAGTTCTTCTTACAATATCACCAGGAGACTCCACGGTATTTGAACCACCAATAGGTGTTCCAAAAGGTGGGTTAGCAATAACTTCACCTGGATAATCATATTTTGTTTTAAATTTAGGGTATGGTGATGGGTAAATAGCAGCATCTTCATATTCTCTTTGTGTGTAACCGTAGAAACCACAAGGTAAAGAATCAATTGGATATTCATTTGCCATTTCAACCATGATGTATTTTGAAATCAACGCAAACTCACCATTAGATGAACCGATTTTTTTCGCAATAAAGTTATTTGAACCTGGGTCCATAACACAATTTGTAAATTTTTCAATCACAACAGGGTTTGCATCTGTGTCAAAGAAATTTCTAACGAAAACATCAAACGACATATTGTTGTATGATAAGTTTGCAATTGACACTTTAATTTCAGTGTTTGCAGAATCTCCATCAGAAATTGATATAAATTTGAATAAGTTATATACTTTATTACCTCTTAATTCAGAAACTAAATAAGGTGTTTCAGGTGATTGGTATCTTTCTAAATTCCAAGCAATTGATTGACTTGATTGACTTCTTGCATCTGGTAATGCAATTAAGTCACAATTCAATCCACGAATGTATCCTTGACTATAAGCATAATTTAAACTTCCTTGATAAATTTCTTCAACATAAATTGGAACTTCAAATCTTGATTTACCAAAATTATCAACACCCAACACTTTTGTAATGTATTTTGCTGAAGATGCTAATAATGAAGTTTCTAATGAGAATGTATTATTATCTTTAGTTACACCTGATAACAAGAATGTTCCATATGGTGAATCAGTTATACCTGAATATTGTCCTGTACAAATTAATTGTAAATTATTAGGAACCCAAGCGTTGTCGTTTTCGTAATCAATACCGACTTCGTAAACAGGTCCGTGGTCAATACTATCCGTAGAATTAACGTATTGAGTAATACCTCTTGAACGAAGAGTACCAACAACCATGTTATTGAATTCTGTGTATGCAGTACCTGTAAATGTATATGTTTCACCTGTAACTGTACCAGTAAAACTACCACTACCACCTGAAATTAAATTACTAACAACATAGTAGAATGAATAACCTGTATAGTTATTTCCTGAAGAAATATCAAAGTTGGCATAAAACCAAGGGTCATTATCAGATGCCGATAAATCGTTAAGTTCAAAATCGTTAATACAATCATAAGAATTTTGAACATTAGAATATGTTGCAACTAATGGGGTATAATCACTATCAGGAATAGCGCCATAAATAACAGATGTTGTTGCTGAAAGAGATGGTGTGTCAATTATGGTATTTAAATAAGAATTAAAGTCATTTTGTATTGTAGATGTTGAACCATCATTTAATCTATATTGAACATTTAAATTTGCCTGAACTTGAGTTGGTAACGCTCCACTTATGAAAGTGACGGTGTTTCCTGATGATGTACCTGTAAATGTTGCGGTAAACGTTGTTCCGCTTGATGGGTCACCGATAGTCGTTGGGTCAACATTGGCAACCAATGATAAACTCCAAGATGGACCCGCATCATAACCTGACAAACCCAATACTCTTGTAACAAACAATTGGTTTGATTGTTGCAAGTATGATTTAGCAATGTATGCTGCCTCATATTTTGGGATTTGAGTGTTATAAAACTTAACGGGTTCGGTTCCGCCAAAGTAGGCTTGGAACTCATCGTAATTTGTTATGAATACTGGTTCAAATGCTGGGCCTTTTATAGTTTCCCCAACAAGACCTAAAGTCGTTACCCCCACACTTTGAGCTACAAACGATAAGTCGGTTTCAGATGTGTAAACGCCTGGTGATACGAATACTTTTTGATTTACTTGTGTTGCCATTATTAAATTATTCTGTTACAGATTTATTTTATAGATAAATATTCGACTTTTATTGAAAAAACTTTACTTTTGGATAAGTATTTATAAACGGTATGAATAAATTCTGCCTTTTTTCTACCCATGAAAATCAAGAAAGAAATAAAGAACATCAAAATATCCCCTGAATCACATGATATCCTAAAAAAGTACTGTGATAAGCGTGGAATCAAGATTTATAAATTTTTGGAGAATTTAATCTTTGAAAAGTGTAAAGAGAAGAAAGATATCTACGGAGAAGATTAAACTAATTTGTTTTCGTACAATATATTGGATTCTTGAGTGTTGTCATCTTTTGTAACTTCAATCCTTAAAATATCGTTTGTTGTGATTTCAATCCTTTGTAAATCGCTACCATAATAATCATCGTTAATATATACATCAAACGTATCAACATTGCTTGTGGATACCAAATTCATATTAGCCGTAAAATCAATTCTATCTGTTAAAACGGTATTACCTGAAACAAATAAAAATGGCATTTGAAACTCGTCAGGGTTTTTTGGAAACTTATCTATTCTTCGTTTTCTTGATGAAGTATCCATTTCAATTAACTGTGTGACTCTTTGAATTGCGGGTTTTACTTCAAATTCTTCTTCATCAATCAAATAACCCAACATAGTAAAATCATAACTTTGAACATAATACTTTCTTGATTCCATATTCATCTGTGACTCATCCGATACATTGTTCATAATAATTGGGACATACTGACCTTTAATAAATGTATACGCTTGTCTTGATGAAAAAGTTTGCATTACAATTTTATTCAATTGATTCAACTCTCTCATTCTATTACAAATGATTTTAACTTGATAATTGATATCAACAGGTACAGGTTGTGGAATTGTGTAGATATCCATACCTTGTTCGTTTCCATTCCAAGTTGGGACAGACGCATAATAAAATTGTTTTCTGTTTGGAATTGTATATTGAAGTGATGGGTTTGTACCATACTTAACTTCAGGTGTTCTAACTACCGTAATAAATGGTGGGGATGGATTGTAATCCATATCCACAAATTGCCATGTTTCTAAATATTGTGTCCAGTTTTGAGTTGTAATGATGACATCTAATAAAGGAACAATTTTACCTGCAGTTACAACCTCAAGTTCGGTTTTAACAAAATCAAGCATTCCCCTATCCAAATCGGCATGTAATACTGACTTAGGTAAATAAGTTCCATCATCTTTAATATATTCTAAAAGTTGTTCTCTTCTTTCAGATAAAACTTTTTTTGGTACCAAAGGTAATGTTGGTTTGACTATGGTTCTTGGTAATGACATTTATTCTTTTACTACAAATAGTTTATTTTGTGAATTAATCATATCAACTTCTTCGGCTCTATAAACAGGTTCTTCACTTTGTTTATAAACAAATGAATCGTGTCTATAAGGATTGTATGTCACAATCATGTCAGACAGTGGATTTGGAATGTCATCACAAGGATATTCACAATAATCCAATAATCTTCCAATCACAAATGCGTGAACGTTTTTTGATTTTTCAGAACGAACTCGTTCTTTACCACCTTTTCTAACTCTGAATTCAACATCACCTAACTTAACATAGTCGGCATGCATAATAACTTTGCTGTCGTATGTTACAGAAAATGTCTGTTTGTGTAAGTTGTAATATACCATTACTTTCTTACCCAAGAACAAATTGTCAAATTGTGATTCTGTAATAACTACTTTCATTATAATCCTCTAAATTCGTTTTCACTTACCCATGTGGCGGTAATTGTTCTATAGAACGGTTTGTACCCACCATAAGTGTGTTTATTATCAGACCTAACATATCCGTCATCACTAACAGAATAATATCTAACTCGGTCTTCAGTTTCATAATATCCAATGTAATCACCCATGAATATTTCAACATTCAAATCTTCAAGTTGTTTTTGATAAATTGAAAATTTCATGTTTCCTGGTTCTTGGATTTCAACTTTGGAATTACCATAGAATTTATTGGTTGGTGCCATAACTTGAACCAATCCTTTTAATTCAACAGGTGCCATAAATTGAATACCGTCTTCCAAGACTTCACCATAAACGTCATCTTTCTTTGTTTTATATCTGTCAATACGATATAATACAATGGTAAAGTTCATATCACCCTCCAACCATTCTTGACCCATACCAATATCAAGGTCAAAATCTTCACCACCAAAGAATTTACCTAATCTCGTTATCGGAACTAATTTCTCCATATATTGATAAATACCTAAACTTTTACTATATTTAAGTAAATTTAACAATATTAAATGAGTGATGTTAGTTTAGAATCAAAGGCAATGTCCATTCTTGAGTCATATGAGGGTGGTAATAACTATATCTTGGAATTAAAACGCAAATCACAAGTCAATAGAAAGTTTTATCCGACAAGGAGTCAATCGGAATACATTATCAATTTTCACAACAAACAACCAAAGGTTGCAAAGAAATGGGTAATCCTTGACGCTTACTTCGCTCAAAAATTAGCGGATGACAAATTGTATACCGAAATCCCACAAAAAGTTTGGGTTGAGAAGTTATTGGCCGATAAAGAAAAGGCGTACCACATTTGGGGTAAAGTATTGGATAAAGAGGAATTTCACGATTTTTGGTTACCAAAGGCGGCAATCATCAAAGACAATTCGGTTAAAGATGTTGTAATTGATTATTCAAAGTATTCTCATCGTCCACCACTTGAACACCAAAAAGAAGCGGTTCAAAAATTAGTTGAGAACAAAAAGTTTATTCTTGCCGATGATATGGGTCTTGGTAAAACAACTTCAACAATCATTGCAGCATTAGAATCAGGTTCAAAGAAAGTATTAATTATTTGTCCCGCAACATTAAAGATAAATTGGAAACGTGAAATTGAAAATTATTCAGACAAATCAATCTACATCGCTGAAAGTAAAAACTTCAGCACCGAAGCTGATTTTGTAATTATAAACTACGACATAATAAAAAATTTCCATGACCCTAAAAAGAAAAATGACTCTCAAGTTCTTGCTGCCAAGTTTGATTTGGTTATTATCGATGAAGCACACTATATCAAAAATGCTACGGCTCAAAGGACGAAACTAATTAACGATATTATTAAAAACACCGAACGGATTTGGTTGTTAACGGGTACACCAATGACATCAAGACCAATCGATTATTTTAACTTATTAAGTATAATTGATTCTCCTGTGGCGAAAAATTGGATGGCATATGCAATCCGTTATTGTTCAGGATACCAATTTAATGTTGGTGGAAGAAAAGTTTGGAACGTAACAGGGGCATCTAACCTTGAAGAATTAAGAGACCGAACATTAGGATTAACACTAAGACGATTGAAAGAAAACGTACTTGATTTACCCGATAAAATTATTACTCCCGTATATTTAAGATTGAAATCAAAGTCATATGAAAATGTCATGGGCGAATATTACGATTGGTACGACAAGAACCCCGATGAGTCCAAATCACTCACCGTACAATTTTCAAAATTAACAAAAGTTAGACAAATCATTGCAGATGAAAAAATTGCACAAACTATTGAACTCGCTGAAAATATTCTTGAACAAGACAAGAAAGTTATTATTTTCTGTAATTTCACTGATTCCTTAAATAAAATTACAGAACACTTTGGTAAAACCGCAGTAAAACTTGATGGTTCTATGTCAAAACCTGAAAGACAAAACTCGGTCGACCAATTCCAAGATAACCCCAAAGTTAAAGTATTTGTGGGTAACATTAAAGCGGCAGGTGTTGGTATTACATTGACATCTGCAGAAGCGGTTATTATGAATGACTTATCATTCCTTCCATCAGACCACGCCCAAGCTGAAGACCGAGCTTATCGTTACGGTCAAAAAAATAATGTTTTGGTTTATTATCCAATATTTGAAAATACAATCGAAGGCGTCATCTACGATATCCTAAACAACAAAAAACAAGTCATTGCCACCGTAATGGGCGACAACCAACATCCGGCCGATGCTGCAGAAGAAATCTTACAAAGAATTAACGAACTGCGATATTAACGAACTACGGATTATTTATATATAACGGATAATCCAAAATTATGAAAAGAACAAAAGAGAAAATCCAACAACTAGAGTTACAGATACTTGAAAATCACGTAACCATAGAAAAAGAGTTGTTGATTACAGAAATGAAAAAAATCGGAATAGAGAAACTACCATATTCCTACTCAGCCCTCAAACAGTTTATTGACCCCGAAACCATGAGTTTCCATTACAATAAACATTACAAAGGGTATGTTGATAAACTAAACGACGCATTATCAAAGAAAAAATACGGAGATTTAGAATTAGAAAAAATAATCAAGACAATCAGTCGTTTTGATAAAACAATTCGAAACAACGCAGGTGGAGCATTTAACCACGCTTTGTTTTGGAATATGTTAAGTCCCGAACCAAAAAAACTAACAGGCGAACTTTATAAAAAAATTACCAAAGAGTGGGGAACATTCACAAACTTTAAAAAAGAGTTTGATAAAATTGGTAAAGAAAGATTTGGTTCAGGTTGGGTATGGTTAGTTCTAACCTCCAATAACAGATTAAAAATTATGTCGACTCCAAACCAAGACAATCCATTAATGAATGTTATTGAAGGTGGTGGTTTTCCATTGTTGGGATTGGATTTATGGGAACATGCTTATTATTTGAAATATAGAAACAAAAGAGATGAATACATCACAAACTTTTGGAAAGTGGTCAATTGGGATTTTGTAACCAAAATGTATGAAATGAAAGTTGAAACCAAATTAACTGAATCTACCAAAATGAAACAAGTTTTAAGTGAAGGTAAATCTGAAATGTGTTCAAAATCTGACAATGAATTTTATAGAATGTTATTTAACGTAAACCAAGACATTAAATGGACTTACATGAATGGTATTAATAGAATTCTTAAAGAAGTTTTTAATGAAAATTATATTGATACACCAAATAATAATCAATTACCTGGCGTTTATGATATTGAAGGTCCTGGTAGGTCGGTAATAAATAAATTAAATACGAATTACACTGCGTTTTGTATCTTATTAAGGGATTTAAATTACGTTATTACAAAAATACCAAATAAAAAACCAATATCGTTTATAGATAAAACTCCAGCACAACAAAAGAAAGAAGTTGAAAGATTCGTAAGTGCTTTGGACCATTTTAAATATAGAATCTTTGATAGAGAAAGTTCAACATTTATTAATTTATTAATAACGTTAACCGAAAAAAACAAAGCTGGTGATAAACGAGAACAAATCACAGCATCAATTCTTAGAAGATTTTTTGGTAAAAGTGCAAAGGTTGAAATGGTTGGTGAGTTAGGAAACAAAAAAGATGCAATCCAAGGAGTAGATTTGGAAATATTTAAAGATGATACATTATACACCGCCCAAGTTAAACCATATAGAGAAATGAAACAAACCGAAGATGGAATTGAATTGGAGGGTACTGCAAGTGTTAAATTGTATAAAACAGATTGGATGGTATTTCAAAGAGGAAAGAATGTTTTAGTGTTTGATAAAAAACCAAAAATTATTAAAGGTAACTTTGTTTTTCCTCCTGATTCACTTTTATATAGTATATAATAAACTAAAAGATATTTATTAGATATGGCAGTTATACCAGAACCAGAAAGGTCAAAAATTTATACAAGAATTAAACATCTATTGGGTGCACCATTAAGAAGTGTTGAAGTCACTGATGAAATGATGGACTCATTGATGGAATTATCAATTCAAGATTATGAACAATATATTTTGAATTGGTTAATTGATAGTCAGTGGGTTAACTTGGTTAATCTTAACATGACTGAAAAATCCGTTGCCCAAGCTTTAATCACAAGAACAATGGATTTTGAACAACAATTTTCATACTCATATTCAAAAATTGTGGGTCTTCAGGCTGAAGGTCCTTGGGTATTAAAAAAGGATTATATTATTCTTGAAGAAAACAAACAAAACTACGAAATCCCTGCAGGTCGTGAAATCAACGAAGTATTATGGTTTAGCAATCAACCTATTACCGCATTTGGTATGGGTGGTATTGGTGGATTTGGTGGTGTTGGTTTAGGCGCAAATGAAGCGGGTTTTGCTCAAATGGGATACCAAGGTTCTTACTTTATGATGTCAGGATTTGACTATCTAATAAGAATGCAAGAGGCAAACATATTAAATAGAATTCTTGGTGGTTCTTTAACTTATAGAATTACTGCATTACCTGATGGTAAAAAAGACTTACAACTATACAACGCTCCTGGTAATCAATTTAATTGGGGTAACTATAGTCAATATGTTGGTAAAGCTGTTTGGTATTGGTATTACGATGTAACACCTGATAGTAGAGCTGATTGTTTAAAAAATAATCCTGATGTGATTAAAATGCCAAATGAAGTTCCTTTAGAGGAAATGACTTGGACTGACCTAAATGTTCCCGCACAACAATGGGTAAGAAGATGGTTCACCGCATATGTTAAAGAAACATTGGGTAGAGTTAGAGGAAAATATAGTGGAAACTTAAAAGCTCCTGACTCAGAATTAACAATGGACTACACAAGTTTATTAACCGAAGGCAAAGACGAAAAGACAAAGTTGATTGAAGAATTAACTGGTGCCGAAGGTTGGTTAACAAGATTACGTCCTGAAAAAGTAATGGAAAAAGAAGCATTACTCGCTGAAAATCTAAATAAACAAATGAAATTCAGAGCAATGCCTCGTCAAATATATGTAATTTAAATTATGGCAATTATTAAAACAATACCGTCAACACGACTTATTAATGGTGAAATTCTTGAAACATCAGAAATTTCAATAGTATCTGAAAACCAATACAGAACAAATGGTGAAGAATGTGTAATCATTAGAAACGTACAAGAATCAACAGTTATCTTAGATTCAAAAACAACCGACCACGTAGTAATAAAATCAATGACTCGTCTAACAATTAAACCTGATGTTGGTAAAATTGATGAGGATTATGATGAAATTATTGCTGACCGATACGCTTGTATTGAATTTAGATTTTGTGTTGGAAATTGGTATATCTTATCATCAGACGGTCTCAAGAATTCCTAATTTTTCTTTCCAATCTTCTTCTGCAAAATCGTACATATAGTCAGGTTTTAAACCTCGTCTTTCCCAATAGTTTAATTCTTGTTCAGTTATATCAAGTACATCTTCTTGCAATCTATCTTGGTCACCATTACCTAATGGGTGTCCATTAATTAATTCACATTGTGATTTTGTAAAAATACCTCTGTTTTCAGGGTCATTAACAATTAAGTTATTTCTAACCTCATCTTGAAATACAACCATTAATGGTTCCATTCTTTTGTTAAATGTTGTAATTGCTCTCGGCACATTATATTCACCTGTTAGATTAGGGTCATTTTCCAAAATATCTTTGTGTAACATATAACAATTAATTTGAACACCATCACCTTTTTTCTGAACGTCACCATGAGATGACTTTAATCCGTTATTCACATACATAATAACATCCCCAAGATTTACCGCAAGATTTTCTTGTATTGCAAGTTCCATGTGAGCCATACGACTCATACTATTTCCTGACTTTGTCTTGGTTGTCAATCTTTTCTTATAGTCATCAAGAGATAATTTAACTTTTGCTCTTTGAGCAATTTTACTTAATGGTATTTTTTTATCAAATATCTTTTGTAGGTATTCATAATAATATTCAACAAACGCCTGACCATTACCTTCCAATAACATCTTAATACCTTTGTCCAAGAACTCCTCAATATACAATGGAAGTTTCTTTGACTTGATACTATTACCCGTCAATTTGATTTTACCCTTGGCATCCATAACCGCATAGTTCTTACGAGCCAAGTTAATACATGAAGGCCAAACCCCGTCCGTATCAAGTGCCATCTCACCTCTCATAAAGATATCGTTATACTCGGCAACGTCAGCTTCAGGACCATAATATTCTTTACCCAACTTAACTTTCCAATTCAACCCACGACCAACATAAACTCTGTCTTTTGCATCGTCAGGAGTCGAGAAGTTCACACCGTCCGTATCCATTACCAAAGGAACATAACCCTTTGTCATAAAGAACTTAATCATTTGACGAAGGTATTGTCTACCTGTACAAGTAATCTGTTCCCCCATATACATGTCACCCCAAGCAAATACTTGTGGAGCGGACAACGCACCGAACATCGAGTTAATGAAAATCTTAATTGGTAATTGTTTGTTACCGTATGATTCTGATTTCTTACGGTCAGTCTCGTAGTATTGTTCTGCAAGTTGTTTGTATTTGATACGAGTATCACGAAAGTATTTTAACATTCCTTTCATCGCACCTGTAACATCACACTTAGGGAACACATCATGTACCAACTGAATAGATGGATACAGAGACGAGAAGTCAAGCTTAAGTACGTTCTTACTATAACCTACCTTAAGTAGTCGTGAGAGACCTCCTACGAAGTCTGTCTTACCCTGTTTGGCGGGGATTGCAAGTCCGTGCTTGTAAGACCAAGCTAACATTAACATTTTCCATAGAGTTGCGGTACCCATGGTTGATACCCTTTCATATGTTGTTGGAATCATCGCGGCCAACAAGAATGAACCTTGGTTGAATTCTTGGTCAACCTTTAAGGTTTCATCTAAGTCATCGTCAAGATACATCTCAACAATCTTATCACCTGTAATCTTTTTGTAGACGTTAGGAAACTTTATATCTAAATTATCGTAAGCGGGATTGTTTGCTTTCTTGTAATTACCATTCTGTGTATTTAACCAATACTCCTCTTTGTTAAGGAATAACTTACCAATATTGTCGTGTTCAATATACACACGACTTGGTGATTCTGCGTTGATATATTTTGTGATGTATTTCAAACCTGCCGCCTTGATACTCGAATTGATTGCTTGAGCTCTACGAACTGCGTGGATAATATCAATAACATTATATCCCCAAATTGAAGTTTGAGTGTATGTTTCTACCTCGTTGGCAAGTTTCAACATCCCGTCTTTTCTTGTGAACGAATGTTGGGGGTGTAATGACTTACAAATCTTTTTTGGGTCAAGTCCCAAGATTCTACAACGTTCAAAAATCCAATGCCAGTCAAAGTTTGCGGAATTGTATCCACCGATAATACTTGGTTTTAATTCGTTGATTACGTTGAAGAATTCTATGATGGCATTTCGTTCTTCAGATTCATCAATACATTCGATAACTCTGTGATATCCTTTATTTGTTTTAATTCCAATCATGAATATACGACCGTCTTGTGGTTCAAGAGAAGTCGTCTCTAAGTCATATACAAGTCGGGTGACTTCATCGTAATTCTCGAAGCCTTTAAATAGTCGTTTTTCTTTTGATATGAGATATTGTTCTACGGGCGGAAGGATAATAAGTTTATCCTTTGTCTTTTCACCCCATGGGTCACATCCACCTTCCCTAAAGAATTGGATGAGTTCACGATAACCTTTAAGAGATTTAACCATAAAGGTCATACCCTTTTCTAATCGTTCATCACCATGAGTTTCCAATTTATCAATCGTAATACCATGTTTGGTCATGGCATCTTTTTGAGCGGATTTGGAACCACCATAAAAGTTGATATTACGTAAATCACCTACCCAAGCGAATGGAGTAAATGTATCCTTACGGATTTCTTTTCCTTTACCAGGAATTTCTTTAATTTTGTAAATGGAGTTGGATGCGTAGTCAAATTCTATTGCTACAATAAATTCTTCAGGGTCGTTGCCGTGTAAGAAAGATTCAATTTCTTCGTTAGATATCATAATATTATTTCGTTGGTTTATTAGCTTTCACACCATCGTGAAATTTACCTTCGTAAATAAATATAAATGAAAAATCTATTTAATCAAATTAACAACAAGCAGTTTCCGAAATAAAACTTGGTTGGACGTTAATATACAATTCCTCTCTGATTGGAAGAATTAGATTACCTTCATCGTTCTTAATCAAGAACTGACCAACATATCTACCAGGTGTGTTGGTATCTCTACCCGTAAACTTGTAATAGATATAATATTCAGGTGTCGCACCTAATGGTAAGATAAGTGAAACGATTTCACAAGGAGCAGACACAATTTTAGGAATTTCAGTTTCAACATCAATCATTGTAAAGAAAATAGTAGAAACTTCTAAGTCCTGCATCAGTTCTAAGTAACCCGCTCTACCATCTTTCACTACTTGCATTTTTAATACAGGTAGATTTGCATTTTGTTTAATAAAGAATTCCATAACAATAAATATATTGTTATGACTCTTTTCTTAAACTTCTTTCGTAATGTTCGAATCTATCGTGTTCTGTTGGTGTCATGAGTAATAAACCAGGATATAACTCACCTTTCTTAACTAACTGATACATATGACTCATCCATGTTTGTTCAAATGGATGTCCCCATGTTGTATCTAAGAACATTTTTTGATTTCCTGTTCTTGTAACGATTTGAGGCCAATTACAATAATAGACTTCACCTGTCACGTAAGGGATACCTTGGAATGAATTAACAGAATTATAAACCGCTCTTGGTGCATTTGGGTCTAATCCTTGAACTGGTAATCTATCTTTACCTGGCCAATACTTTTGTCTGACATCTTGAGGTACATTGTACCAAGCCCATTGAGTCCCATTATCACCAAAGAATTCACTATAATTAAGTTTTAAAAAATCAAAGTTTTCTTTCTTAACAATTTGTAATGTTTTTGAATATAAATTTGAAACATATCTATTAAATCCATTTCTACACACATCACCTTCTTTTGGATAAAAGAACATGTCATCTTCAAAAAACAAATAGAAATCTAAATCTGTTTCATTTTGGAAATGTTCCGCAATCCATTGTCGACCACCACAAATACCTAAATTATCTTTCTTAATGTGTTCAAAGCCATTTTCTTCACACAATTTAGCATAGTCGTTAAATGTTGTCTCATCGCTTGAATTATCTAACAAAAACTTTTTAGTTTTTAATAAATAATCTTTATCGTACGCATTCATAGATTCAATTAAAGTTGCAAATTGTTTTGGACTGTTAAATGTGATAACATATAATCCAACTTTATTAATATCTAATGTGTTTATTTCTTTATGAATATTTTCGGATTTAGGTTTTAACTCATTGTTTTTTAAATCTTCAAAAAACTTACCAACTAAACCATTAGATTCAATTTCAAAATAATTAACCATGTCAGAATGTTTGTAACACATGATACTAAAAATTGATTCTTCAGTACCCATATAACCTTCATCTAATGTTGATTTAAGTAATCCGTAATAAATCCCGTTAATATCTCCAATTGTGTGTTTTGGACCACCAAAAAAACCACCTCTGGCAACTTTATTAACTTTTCCACCTGCAATAGAGTTTAAAGCGTTGTACTCAAATCCATGAATTTCATTTTCCGCATCATACGGAAAACAAATAAATGAAAATTTTGAAATGTATTTTGATAAATTATTAAGGACTTTATCGTGAGTAAAATATCCTTGATGAACAGTATTTGTTAAACCACCATCAATCCAAAACATATATTCAGAATTAAACCTGTCCATAATTTTGGCATCGTGCAATAAAAATACTTTGGACATAACTAATGGATTGTAGTTTTCCAATCTACCTTGTGTCGATTCTTTTAACCAACCAGATAAATTTTGCCAATTTTCATTAGTCCTGATTTTTTGAATTTTATCAAAGAATTCAGATTCTCTAAACCAAGACATTGGTCTAAGAATAAATTGTGTGTTTTCATGACTTCTCCTTTCAAATACAAACTTTTCAAGTTCTTCGTCTCCAAAAATAATCATATTCTCATCACAGTTTAAAAGTTGTTCAAACTTATCTAAATAATGTTGGTAAGGTCTTGACCATCCTTCGGTTAATTCTCCTCTACCAATATCCCATATTCCTGTTACTAAAGTTATATTACTCATATATTCTATTAAATTCTTCTAAAATTCTAAAAAAGCTTTTATTTTTCTCAAACATTTCATCGGTAACACCTGCAGGTGCGTTATCCCTACACCACCAAATATCAAAATGTTTACGTTCAAATAATTCTTTATGGTTATAATACATTAATGTCATTACATTTTCTTCATGAGGTAAACCTTTATCCTCAGTAATAACATTTTTAGTGTAATCCTCAAATAGAGTAACAATTTCGTCCCACTTATCTTTATGACCACCAAACAATCCACCGATAATATGAATACCTCTTTCCCAATTTGTATACCATTTAGGGTCTAAAGTTCCTGACCAATAATTTCGGTCATTTTCTTTTCCAAGTATTAAAAATTTATCATTAGTGTCCTCAATCAAATTTTTCAGAAATTCATTATTAAATAATGTTGATTCATAATATCTTTGTTCAGGATGTTCACCTGTTAAGTATTTTACAGGAATTAAACCACAATGTGATAATCCCGCATCAATCCAATAATAATAATCATAAGACTTATCCTCATTCCACCACCAATGAAATTTACTATATTGAACTTCAATACATCTGTCAGATTTCTTGGTCATCTCAACATCTTTATATTGATTGATTAAATCTTTAAATTTTGTATTTGCAATATCAAAAACTTCAAATTTTAATTTATCGGATGATATACCATGTGTTTCATAAAAAAATGTAAGTAATGATGGTAATTCTCTGTCTGATGTATAACATAAAAAATCAGCATCAGTCATCTTCAAAAGAGATAATAAACTATATCTATAATGACCTCCTCTACCAATTCGTCCACCATATTCAGTACCGTACAAGTCGCTATATATTGATGTAATAAATTTAACTGACATATGTAAAATCTTTGTGTTGTTTATTTGTTTTTAATTCGTGTGTTAATGTTCCATGCAAATACTCTGAAGGTATTTTACAAGGACTGTATAAATTCCAATTATAAGTTTGAGTGTAAAAATTATTATACTCTCCTTGTGATACATCAGACCAACTACTCATTTGAGGTGCAATTGGAAGTATTGGACTATAACTTTGTTTAATTGGTAATATAAATTGGTATATGTAATCGTCAATTGCATAGTACCCTAATTTTTCAGGTTTTTCCATTTCAAGAACATTATCATAAATTGATTTATGATATATCATTATATTAGTTGCAAAAATACCTCTTTCATATTCTTTTTTTGGTGGTAAATTTGTTATGTCTAAAAATAATGGTTGTTCTTCACTACGAAGTACTGGTCTATTTAATGTTGGTGCAAGATTAATTATTCCAAATTCAAAATCACCAGATTCAGTATTAATTTTATTAATTAAATCTTTTGAATATGGTAAAAAAGTACAATCATCTTCAATCACCATTACCGAATCGTATCCACGTTCTTTTGCAATTTTAATAATTTGTGTATGAGATAGAGTACAACCTCCATGATTATTTAAATCAACTGCTTTGAACAATTCATATTCCCAACCCATATAATCCATTTCTTTTTGGATATGTTCTAATCGGTCAGGTCGTCTTTCTAAATTAACGACAAATTTAGGTATAGTTGTAATATTCATTAACTAACGTGATTGTGGGTTAATCTACCTGTAATTCTATCACACCATCCTTTTGATTCTGAGTGAGGCCATACAACCCAATAAGAAGGCATCTCATCTGTTTGGAACTCTCTCCATACTTTACAGTATTTGTCAGGGTCTCTCATAAAACCTGCAATTTCGTTTTTGTCAGCATCTTTTCTAAATAAAGTTTCATCTTTATCGTTGTGGAATGCAACAACCCAAAAATCATAATCAGTTTCAGGAACTTGTGAATATCCAATATCAATACAATGTTTAAACATCATACAGAAACTATCCTTCCATTCTTGCTCTGTTTCAAAGTTGTATGGATTTGGTGGGTAATTTTTATCTAAGGTATGTTTGTCGATTGCTCTTTTTGAGAAAAGAATTCCAGCATATTTTTCGTAGTCAGTTAAAGTTCTAACAGGACCAAAACCATAAGGACCGTCATGACCTTCTTGAGTTTCACCATCCATACCAAATAATTTTCTATTTGTTAAGTGAGAGTGACTATTTTTTTGTCCCCAAGTTGTATCATCATCCCATTGTTTTGTTCTACCTTTACGAGTGTATTCGTGATAAACAACAGGAATGTGTGGGTGAAATAAATCGTAACCCCAAGTGTACGCTCTCGCAGCAATTGAAATTTCTTCACCGTGGAAATAATATTCAGGGTTATGTTGAACTTCAGTTGAGAATTGTCCTAATGTAAAACAGAAGTGAGCTGAGTAAAATCTTGAAGTTACAGGTTTTTTCATTTCTCTCCAACCAGGAATTGTTTCAGGTAAAAAGAATACAGCACCTTCAGGAATAAAACGGTCAAACGCCATTCTCCAAGCATCGGTTGCTCTTCCTGCGGGTTCATTTTCGGGGTCAAAAGAAGGAACGTAGCCCGTAAGTAGAGGCTTCTTATACCCGTCCTTCTGTAACCCCTTTATCATTTTGATAAGGATATCATCCCAATCCTTAACAAATCTCATGTGAGAATCAATTTGTAGTGTGTATGTTTCACCTTTGTAAAGTTGTTGAACTTGGTGTCTTGCCCAACATACACCTTTGGCATCTCGGTAAGGAATATTTAAGATTCTAAATCTTTTGTCATCTTTATATTCATCTAAATTATCAAAACCATCTTCATCGCTATATTGTCTTGCAATACCGATAACAAGGTTATTTGGTTTTTTGGCATTTGCCAACATGTCTTTAATTGTTGGAACCAACTGAGGGTCTCTGTAAGATGCGATTTGAACGAAAATTTTCATGTGTTAATATTTTATACATAAAAATAAAAAACCCTCCACGAAGGTGAAGGGTTTTTTAAAATATATATTTATTAATGTTATGCTACAGGTGGAAATACACCATCATTTACTAAAACCACACTAGGTTCAAATAACGGTGCAATTGAATATGAATTATCAATTAACCAAATATTTTTAGTTTGATTTTGAGTTAATTCAACTTGATACTCCCACATAGTATCATCACATCTTCTATAGTTAAAGTTCACAATTGTGGAACCTGTGTTTGTTAGGGTATATTTGCTACATGCCATAATGTTTTTTCTTTTTCTTATAAATATGCATTAAAATAAAAACCCACCATTAAGATTGGTTTTATTTTTATTTATTATGTGTGAGTCGGTGTTGGTGTCAAAGTATTTGTCGGTGTATTTGTTGGAGTTGAAGTATTTGTTGACGTTTGAGTTGGTGTTGAAGTATTTGTTGACGTTTGAGTTGGTGTTGGAGTATTTGTTGACGTTTGAGTTGGTGTTGAAGTATTTGTTGGAGTATTAGTCGGTGTTGGAGTTTGAGTTTCAGTGGCCGTTGGGGTCAATCCTTGAGTTACTGAAGGAGTTGGTGTTCGTGTATTTGTTGGAGTAACTGTAGGTGTTTGTGTGTTTGTTTGAGTTGGTGTATTTGTTGGTGTTGTAGTATTTGTCGGAGTTGGACTTGGTGTAGGGCCTGGTACATTCAATGAATACGTATAACCATAAGTTGGAACATAACAATCGTAATTACCATAATAGTAACTTGAAATATAATTAAATGGAAAAACTTGGGTACCTAAATCTATTGTACCACCAGTATCTGGAAAATACGTAACATTTGTGGTTTGACCACTCAAATTATCACTTAAAATTCTTACTCCTAATGCCATGTCAATAAATACTTATTTGTTTTGTTTTATACCTGTTAAAAAAATTTTAACCACATATTCCTTTATTAATAATCAAAGTCCCACCAATTTGTATAAATGTTGAACCGTTTGAAATTGTAAAATTGGCGTTAATCGGCGGAATAGTTAATTGACTATTACCATAAACATGGTCACCAATCTCTAATTGACTGAATGGTTTTTCGGAATAAATAGTAACGTTAGCAGGATTACCAAAATACGTTGAACCACAAACATCTTGATAATAACCACCAGTTCTTAAATTAGCCATATAAACAATAACTGGCGTTACCGTTGGTGTTGGAGTTTGAGTTGGTGTTACGGATGTTTGGGTTGGTGTTGGAGTTACGGATGTTTGGGTTGGTGTTGGTGTTACAGTTGGTGTTGGTGTTGTTGAAGGACATAATCCCATATTAACAACATCTAAAGGAGCGGCATAATTTTCAACATATAAATCTTTAGCACAAACATAACTGGTTTGTAGTGGTTCTACAGGACTAACACTAATAATGTCAGTACACCCTGTCCATCGGTAAAATCCAGTTTCAACATTATTATAATTTGTTATTCTGTAGTAAAAACAATCCATTTTAACTTATTTTAAGATATCCGTAATTTACCGTAACATTTTCAGCAGTGTTATTTTGTATTCCAAACACAAATGTATTTGTAGATGTACCTACAGATGGTGAAGCGGTAGATATTGAACCTGCGGTTCCTATAATCTGTGCAGGTATACTTGTAAACAATATTGGACTACCCCCACCAGTATAATTCCATGCATACTGATAACCAATTACAGGTACATTAGTATTACTAACACTTACTGTGGCATTATAAACTATTATACCATTTGGTATATTTCCAAGAACCCATAAGTTATATGTATTATTAATATCAACCGTAAAACTGTAATTGTTAGTTCCTGGCGTTACTGTCCAAGAACCTGTATTACTAAGATTATTTGTAATAGCCGAGTAGGCGATATGATAGGTTACACCACTCAGTTCTACAGGAATAAGAGTGTTATTGGTAGGTTCCGCTAAAAAAGTTAATTCTCCGATTGTTTTACCTGTTAGTGACATATTTTTTATTTTATAAATATTTGTTTATAATCCATATTTTGATTTATCCGCATTGAAGTTTTGTAATACTTCCGACCCTGTTAAGGCTTTATTGTACATTCTAACAACACCCATTCTACCGTTTAGCCATTGTGAAAACTGTCCTCCATTAAATGAACCTAAATACAAAGGTGATGTTGTGTTTTTAATACTTGTAAATGAGTGAGAGTTGCTCCCAATAAAACCACCATTTATGTAAAGAGCTAATGAATTGCTTGCAACGTTAGTCCACACACCCACAACTTGGTACCATGTATTAATACTTAAAGTGGAAGAGGGAGATGTAATTGATGTTGAACCATCACCTATTTCCATAAATGTATTTCCTGGGGCCCCACTTCTTAATCCATACCCCCAATCAGCAGCATTACCACCATCTGTTTTTCCTATTAAAACTCTACTTGAACCTGCAAGTACCGAATGATTTACCCAAAACTCAATAGACCAATCACCACTACCTGGTTCTAATAATGGATTATCGGCAACACTAACTTGAGACGATGAACCATTATATGAAAAATATGGTGTTGTAAATGTAATGTTTGACATTGTTCCATTCAAACCATTATTTGATAAATCATTTATTGTTGTACCAGTACCAGGGTAACTTGATGAATTACTTGGGTCGTAATATAAAACAAGATTAGTGGTTACAGGGGCATTAGGTGTTGGAGTTGGAGTTGGTGTATTAGTTGGTGTTTTAGTTACTGTTGGACTTGGTGTTGGTTCGGGTTCAAAAAATTCCAAATACTCACCATTACCAACTGAAATATATTCATCAATATTACTTATTAAAACGGGATTAATTAGTACTGTTATTGGTGTTTCAGTAGGTGTTGGAGTGTTAGTTGGAGTTACTGTTGGTGTATTTGTAGGAGTTTCTGTATTTGTGGGTGTTGGTGTATTTGTTGAAGTTTCAGTATTTGTAGGTGTGAGTGTTTGTGTTGGTGTATTAGTAGGGGT